TAGGCTTTATTGAGGGACTTAAAGGTGAGATTAGAGAAAGATGCGCTGTTGGTATGGAGCAGTTAGCTGTCTATCTAATATCTGAGGCTGTTGAAAAAGAATTAACTGGACCTTTTGAGACTATCGGTTTCCCAATGATACGTAGAATATGTTGTGGTTATGAAGCAAAATTGGATAATCTTGATTTATTTAATTTTGAAAAATTCATTAAGTATTGTAAGGAATTGGACATAGCTGAGTTAACTAATGAAGTTAATAATATTGTTAGTTGGACTCCAATTGATGCGGAAGCAGAAGCTTGTGCTTTAGGTTGTGAAATGATAATAAATAGATTCAATGGCGATAACAGAAGTTTCGATGAAATTAAAGAAGAATATATTAATAAACTAAAGGGAAAAATTAAGGAAAGATATGAAAGAGATAGGAATAATCATACCGATGCATGAGTTCGGTAAAGAGAATATAGAGCTTGTTAACAAGGCAATTGAATCAGTGCCAGAGGGTATGTCAATCTGTCTTTCAGTACCAAAGGGTACTACACTAGCAAAGGTAAAGGGTCTTTCAGATAGAGCAGCATTAGTACCATCAGTTGAAGAAGGTAGTACATTTGCTGAGTTGGTTGAAAATGGTGTTAAGGCTTTTGCAAATAATCCAGACGTTAAGTGGTTTTCAATCCTTGAGTTTGATGACACATATACACCAATTTGGCTTACAAATGCTAAGAAATATATGGACTTTATGCCAGATACAAGTGTGTTTATGTTCCTTGAGGATATTACAGATTTCAATAATGGAAAATATATTGGTTTCGGTAATGAGGCTGCTTGGGCTAGCTCTTTCTCAAATGAGATAGGATATATTGACAATGACTGCTTGCAGAATTATTTTGATTTCTATCTAACTGGTTCAATCTTCAATCTTGCTGATTGGCAAGAGGTTGGCGGTCTTAAGCCTTCAATTAAAATTACTTTCTGGTATGAATGGCTTCTCCGTGCTACTAATAAGGGTAAGAAGGTATTCGTAATACCAAAGGTAGGATATAACCATACTCTCGATAGAAAGGGTTCTCTTGTTAATATGTATAAGGAGACTATTGATAGTGAGGAATCACAATGGTGGTTTGACCTTGCGAAACGTGAGTTTTTCTTCAAGGAAGATAGAAAGAAAGAATACAAAAAAGAGTTACCAGATGTTGAAATACCAAATGAAGCATCGGTTAAAGAAGATTAAAAAATACCTATATAATGGTGCTAATTATTTTGGTGGTTAGCACCATTTTTTTTACATGTCATCAAAACGGCAACACGAAGATTTCCTCAATTGAGAAAATGTGAAAGAAAGTGTGTTGAAATTGCACAGATTTGCCTTTGACTTGATATTTAGTATTAAAATAATATACTAACAAGGGATATTCCCCATATATAAATATCTAAAGAAATGTCAGAAATTTGTGTAACTGAAGAAAAAGTTAAGAAAAAGAGAGGTAGAAAGCCATCCAAAGAAAGAAAAGGATATTTCTACGAAGAACAAGAGCAAGCTGTTGTAGATTACATTTCAACTGATGATGAAAGGGAAAAGAATAAAATCTTCAACACAACGTTAAAGCCAGCATTCACAAAAATGATAGAATCAATTATAAGAAGATATAGTCTGTACCCACCAGATGAAGAATTCCAACAAACTTTTGATGATACAATGTCTTTTCTTATGACTAAACTATCATGTTTTGACCCTTCAACAAACTATAAAGCATATTCATATTGCGGTACAATTTGTAAAAATTATTTAATATATAAAATTAATCAATTTGCAAAGAATCAGAAACGTAATGAGTCATATGATAGTCCAAATGATTCAAATCAAGGTGATATTAATGACAATATAAGATTCTCTTATGACGAAACAGACCCTAGAATGACTTTTCTATCTGAATTGACTGGTAACACAGTTGAGAATATTAAACGTATTCTAGAGGACAAGGATAAGCTTAGATTGAATGAAAATGAGATTAAGGTGGGAATGACTCTTATTAATCTTATGACAAATTGGGATGAGATTTTTGCACAGATGGGCAGTAATAAATTCAATAAAAGTTCTATACTATTGTTTTTGAAGGAAACTACAATGTTGAATACAAAAGAGATAAGAGACGCACTTAAGGTATATAAGAAAAGATATTATGAAGTTAAATGGAAATTGATTAATGAATAATATAAATTCTAATATTTATTACAAAAACAATGGGAAAGCTTAAGATTGAATTAAATGACATACAGAATATTCGTGACCTTTTGCAAGAGACGTATAGGTTAGCGGATGAGCAGATAGTTCAAGCTCAGAACGAGATAAACAAATTGTCAGTATCCACACAACTTGAACAAGAGCCTATGGATGCTAAAAGTAAATATGCAAAGGCAATTAATGACTATCTAGGTATGAAAGATAAAGCAATATCAAAGAAGTTGGATATTGCAAAGATTTTGACTGATGTATATCATCATAATGGTGATGTCAAGGGTGCTATCGAAAATGGAGAAAATATCAAGAATATGGACTTCAATTTTGATGACATTAAAAAGATGATTGACAATAATATGCAAGAGGAAAAAACTAAGACAATTGAACTTAACAAGAAATAATGGCTAACATCAAGGATAAACAGCAAGAAGCAATGGCAACCATTGATACTGCGAAAGCAATGGTTGATAAGGTGATTGCAATAATGAACATTATGCTTGCATCACCTAGTATTTCTTTGACATTTGCAACAAATCCAATAGGATATATCTTGCAATTGTTAAAGCACCTAGGTGTTACTTATGAAGAACTTAGGGAGTATCTTGCTAATTTCTTGATATATATATTACCAGTATTGGAGGTATCGGTTAAAACCATATTACTTACCAATCTTAAGAATATGGTTTCTTGTTCTGTTGACCCTAGAATACCAGAGAAATATAGGGAAAATCTTAATGTTGGATGTGGTAGCGGACAAATTGAAGGTTATGGTATTAATATTAGTATTGAGTCTATTGATTTTCTAAATAAATTGTCTGAGAATCCATTGAGCGATTTTGGAAATGAAATGTATTTTGGACTTGATGGTATTAATGACGTGTATAAGTTTGCGAGGGCAGAGGATTTTGATGCTTTTTTATGGTTTGTAATGCATAAGGGTAAATTCCCAAGTTCATCAGATTTTGGTTCTATATCTGGTTCTATACATGGAATTGGTGGTAAAACAATACCAAACCCATCAATATTAGATGCAGTTCAAGTTGACTTTAATTCCGATAGTCCTTCTTCAATAATGTTGGGTAATACTTTTACATATCCAAATTATCAACATTCTATAGTCTCAATGTGTATTGATAGAAAATACGATAGTGAGAATAAAATAGTTTCAAATATATTAGTTCCAACATCATCAAACATATGTAGTGTAAACTGGTATGTAAGACGTGCAGATTATTTAAAAAAGAATCTTGGTTTTGGGGAAAAGAGATTTGAGTCTAGGGATTTTTCTAAAGAAATCGCATTATGTAATTTACAATATTTTGATACGGCATCTAGTAATATTTACCCTTCAAACGGATTGGTTAATAATATCGTTAGATTGACTATAAAGCCAAAACCTTTTATTCATATTCCGAAAGTTGATAAAGGCGAAAAACCTTGGGGATTTGTACCTTTATTGTTTGACAGCCAAGGAAATTATGATATAAATGGAAAGTATACTGTTGTATTTGACACACAATCAAGACCATCATATAGTGGTGATTATGCGGTTTATAATTTAGGAAGTGGCGCTATTATTAAAATAAACATTAGAAGTGGAAATGTTAGTATTACTGATAAAAACGAACTCAAGAAACATTTAGTAGAGTGTTATAAGGGATTGACTGTTTATGAATTTAATTATGATTTTGTAATGGGCATGAAATTGTTCGATGCCAAAGTCATGGCTACGACATTGTTGGATACTCTTGTAAATACTAGATTAGGATTAAATGCATCTCTTGGTAAGAAACATCAAGATGCTACAGATAAGATTAAGGAAATCATAAAAAATATTATAAACTCTGATGATTCTTCAGTTGAGGATTGTTATTTTTCATTCGACAATGAAAAATATAATCAAATGTTAAGGTCTAGTGAAGAAAAGAGAGCTAAAGATTATGCATTTGGCTCAAATGCAAGTTCTGATGGACTTGATAAAGTTTATGAGATTCTAGATGAATATGACTCTGCATCATCTTTAGAGGAACGAATAGACGTTATTAACCGTGCAATCACGCAAGCATCTATAGCAGTTGCCAATGGTGCTGAAGAAGAGGATAAATACAGCATAGAATTTGGTTTTGTGTTCGATTTGATTGAAAACCTTGTATTTGCAATTATAAATGCAATTTTATCACCAAAAGTATTGCTACTTTTAGAGGTTAATAGACAAATCATGGGTGGTAATTGGAAAGCATTTACAATCGAGGATTTGTTAAAGGCAATGCAAGGAATAATAATATCTATTATAAAAGAAGTTCGTGACCTTGTTATACAAGAACTTTTAAAACTTGTTCTAAAATATTTACAACCACTTAAGGAAATGATAGAGTCAATATTACTCAGAGAACAAATTGAAGAATACACTTCTGCAATTAATAGTATTATCAAAAATTGTCCTATGGTTTGGTTTAATTTTGGTTATCAGCCAAAAGAAGTTAAACTTGATACTGTTGATTATGCTGATATTGATATTAATGAAATAATAAATGCTGAAAAGCCTAATGAAAATTGTTAAATATTATGGGTATAGAACAAATTTGTAACACTATTACTAATTTCTTTAATGATGTTAGACCACCATTCCCACAGATTAATAGAATCTTATTGGTGTGTTCAATGATACGTAGACCTGGACTTTCAACTATCTATTCAGTATCAAATATAGTTAAGGATTTAAATAGACTTGGTATACCTACTGGACCGATGCCAGATGGTAGTTCAAATTTAACGGTTGGGGCATTCTTCGCTTCAACGAAAGAGATATATAGGGGTCTTAAAAATGATGTATCAATACAAGTTGGAACAACTCCAGGAACGATGCAAGTAACACCAGCTGGTAATGGTACTCCAGGAATGGCATTTGGCGCATTATTTTAATTATGAAGAAAAAAGTAGATTTTACAAAATTAAGTAACGCAGAAATCAATATTAAGATTATGGGTTACGAGAACGAATACAATGTAAAAAAGGATAAAATTATCGCATTGGTTCGAGAATTAACAGAGCTTGATGAATTATACATCAAGGCAAATGAAGAGTTGCAAAAAAGAGGTGTGTTAAAAGATGGCTAATTTAGTTGTTAAAGTTGGAAAGGTTAGAGAGGTTGAGAATGTCTATTCAAAAAATGGCAGTGACGGTATGCGTGTTAGGGCAGAATTGACAGAAGATAAACCAAGAAAGCTAGAAGATATTCCTTGGGCGTTTCCTCTATTACCTAAAGTTTTTCATGTATTACCAAAAGTAGGTGAAGCTGTTTTGGTTGTTAGTGAGGATAGTAGTAATAATAAATCTCAGAGATATTATATTGGACCAGTTATTGCTCAACCTCAATACATGACTTATGATAAGAAAGAAGATGCTACTTCTACCTTTAAGAACTTCGAATTCAACCCTATTGAGAAGATATCTAACTTCGATATGGCTAGAGGTGCTTTTCCAAACAATGAAGACGTATCTGTTGTTGGTAGAGGCTCTGAAGATGTAACATTAAAATATAATGAATCAACAAAGAAGAGTGAGGTTGATATTCGTGCTGGAATTCGTACAGAACCATCAATGGCTAGAGAAAATGGCTTGATAGGAAATATCATGTTCAATAATATAGACCCAGCTTATATACAGTTGAAATATAAAAGTGGACTTGCAAAGAATCAAAACCATCAAGTATCTAGCATGATTAATATGGTAGCTGATAATATTAACCTTATCAGCAATAGAGATAATAATGTTTGTGATAATGTACACGACAAGGATGCTTTAATTAAGGACGAGGATTCTGATATTGTAATGGATAGATTACATCAAGTACCAATGGGTGATAAACTTGTTGAACTCCTTACAATTATGAAAGGTGCGATTATGAATCACGTACACCCTTGGGCCGGTATGGAACAATGTGGTGACTGGCAAGGTTACATTAAGCAACTTGAAGGATATGATATTAAGTCAATCCTTTCTGAATATGTTAGAATATCTTAAATTATGTTTAAAGCAAGTTCAAATTACGGAAGTCCAAATTTAGGTAAGAATGTTGAAATAATAGGAGGGGCTAATTTCGGTTCAGAACCTTATTTGGTTAAAATTGGTGACAATACAACCATTTCATTTGATTGCGCATTTGTCACGCATGATGCAGCAACTAGAGTGATTAGAAATCTTCCAGATGGAGATAAGGAAACTGTTATATATGCCCCAATAGTTGTTGGCAAGAATTGTTTTATAGGGTGTAGAACAGTTATACTTCCAGGTGTAACGATAGGCGACAATTGTATAATCGGTGCTGGAAGCATTGTTAACCGTGACATACCTTCAAATACAGTTGCAGCTGGCACACCATGCAAGCCAATTTGTACTCTAGAGGCATATAGAAATAAGCATAAAGATGATTTTATGTATATTGTATCAAAGCCTTTTAATGAAAAGAAACAGATTTTATTAGATAAATTTAAAGCGAGACTCAATTAAGAATCTCGCTTTTATTATTTATTCCATTTCCAATGGAGATTGTAATCCCAAATTCATATCTGGGTTTATTTCCACTGAATCATTACCCGTTTCATCGTTAATGAATTCTTCAATAACTTCTTTAATAATTGATTTTGTATTCATTTTATTTTCTGTAATAGTTTTAAAGTTAGCTTTATTGTTCATTAATTTAGTTATAGTTTCATAACTCATGTTAGGGAATCTTTGTTTAAGTTTATTTCTCAGTTCAACATATGATGAACACTCTGTCTCAAACACTCCATTACTTGTTTTAATTGAAAATATTAATTTTGGCTGTGTTGGAGTTTGCTGAGGTGGAACTTGTTGCGCTGCTAGTCTTTTAACACCCAATACCTCTCCACTCGTTTCTGGTAACATACTCTTCAATTCTCCAAGCCAAGGCTTATCCTCAAGACTCCAATATCTCCATGTTCTCATATTTTTTCTATATCCTTTGGAAAATAAGTACTCTATAATTTCAGCATCGTTTGTTGTAACAACATTATCACCTCTTTCTTTTTCACTAGTTGAAATCATATTGATTAATGATTGGTTAGAAGTTATGGTAAGTTTGACTTTTCCTTCTTTTGTAAATACGAAAATAGCTGTTACCGATGACTTCTTATTTGCTAACCTTTTGGCTCTCTTGGCTTTCATTGTGTCATTTAACTCCATTTCAGTCATCTGTTCAGCACTTGCAAGTCTCTGTATGGTGAACATTCCATTTGAACGCTGTGAAACAATATACCCAATTTCTTTAAATTCCCTTCCGTGTCCTTGTTTTGGGGCGTAGCCATACATGTAGGTATAATAGTGGCACATTTCATGTACCAACGTAGCCAAGAAAGAGTGTTCAGTACCGCTATAGTTGCCGTTCAGTTCTATTCTAGGCTGACATAAGCCAACAAAGTTTTTTCTATCAATGTCTATTTTTTCCCAACCATTGTTCTTATACATTTTGCGGCTGTATCTGTTTATATAGATACCACGTCCAGTTATCTTAAACCAACCAAGAGTACCACCTTCAGAACCACGACCTGTGGTGAATATAGCAAAACTACACTCACCCAACTCACCACCAAATAATTCATCATTCATTTCAGCATATCTAGCTGTCATCCATTCTACGGTTGGTTTAAATGTTTTATCCATTTTATCGTTTAATCTTTGCGAAAATTCGTTCCAATCCATTGTAAAACAATATTTCCTATAAATATCAAAAGGGTAGGAAAACTCCTACCCTTATCTATTATTAATCCCAATTGTCTAGTATTTTTGTAATTAATGGATTTCTTACTATGTCTTCTCTTGTAAACTCTGTGATTCCAACCTCATCTAATTTACCTATATGCTCTATTGCATATAATAGTCCACTTTCTGATTTTTTTGTAACAATATCTCTACGGTTTGTTTGTAGAGAATCACCAGTTAAAATCATTTTACTATTTTCACCCAATCTTGTAAGTATCAGTCTTAGATTTTCCTTGGTATATTGTTCACATTCATTGACAAGAATTAAGGCATTATCGAATGTTTTACCCAATGCAAAGTTAATGAACTCGTATTTTATGTAATTATTGCTTATTAAGGATTGTGCTGTCATATATGGGTCAGCATTTCCACTATTCCTTAAAATCTTTGTGACTGTTTGTTCATCACACTCAAGATATGGCTGTATCTTGGTTTCTAAATCACCTTTAAGGTAGCCTAGGTTTAAGTCTAATCCTCCAGCTGGAGCTGTAGGTATCATCATAATGATATTTGAATAATTACCATCCTTTAATTCCTTAAGTGCATATGCTAGTGAGAGATAGGATTTTCCAGTACCTGGCGAACCAACTCCAAAGCATATTTGGTAATTTTTATTTTTAAGTAATTTCAAAAACTCTTTTTGTTTTTCGTTTTTACACTTTATGTCAATTTTGTAACTAAGTGTTTTTAATTTAGAACATAACCCTTCCGATGTAAGATAATTGAGAGCACAGTCTCCTTTCATCTTTTGTTCAATGAATTCCATTTCCAATTCACTGACGCTTTCTTTTAAGTTTTTCTTTTTTCCCATAAAAATTAGTTTAGAAAAAAAGCGCATTAGTCCATTAAAGAACTAGTGCGCTTTTGATTATGTAATAATAAATGTTTCCATGTATCGTTGCTTTAATATAAATATCGCTTTAAGCATATTTGTTGTTCAAATCATCTACGATATTGAATGATAGAACGTCATGGTGAATAATACTATTCATTCCATAAGTAATTTTAACATCAACGTAGTATCTCTGTGGTATAAGAATGTTTGTATCTATAATATAGAAGTTCTCAGAGAATGTTTTATTAATTTTATCCCATTCAATTACGTCAATTTCTCTTGTGCCATCTTTCACATAAACTCTTATGCCCAAATTATCTACTAGTTGAATAGTATTTGTTGTATAATTTGGCTTTGCTGATATAGTTAGTTTCCTAATATCACCACGTTTAATATCTTCTTTTTCTTTAATGCCACTTATTGAAGGAGTAAATGTTGTGTTGGTTACACTCAATGAGTTTCCAATGTTGAAGAAATTAGGAGTATCTTTAAGCGTAAAATCAAGCTCTACATCGTCCAATTTTGTTCCTTGGTAATAGATATTACTCCAGACATCATAAAGCATTGTATCAGCCTCAAAATCGCCTTTAGAGAGCTTCAAATCAACATAATAGATACCTCTAGTATGCTTTTGTGATTCAAGTTCCGTAATAATTTCATCGTCACTGTTCTTAATTGTAACAGTTGGGTTATTATCTAAATCTTGTAACGTATCTCCGATGGTACAATATAGGTATAATTTATTATTCTTGTTAAGGACGAAGTTTGCTCTATCATCCAATACCACATCGTCATATCTAGTTTCTACGAATGGTTGGAAGAATGTATTAGTTTTATTAGTTAGTAAACCTAAATAATTTTCATATTCTGTTTCAGTAACCTCTAAAAATGGCGAGAATGCGATACCTATACCGTAGTTTTTTAGTTCATCAGTTATAAATTTGTTAAACGTGTCGGTAATATCTACATTTATATTCTCATTACCAACATCAAAGTGTTGCCTTGCTATAACTAGTGAAGGTTCATTTGCTGAGAATTTGTCATATTCATTTGATAATGTACTATTCGTATAAACCCCTTCTTCATCCCATAGGATACCGTTTTTCCTTTGAAACCAATTACACCCATCAGTTGATACTAATCTCTTTGGGTCAATTGGTGTTGGAGAATAATATCCTGCGTTTAGTGCATTCATTGAATAGTCAAATCCTTTTCCGCTATCCCATTCTTTAGGAATTAAGAAGAAAATTAAGTCAAAACTTGTTGCACGTATTTTTTTATTGTCATTAATTGAACTTGTTTCACAATCATGCAATTGCGTAAAATCAAGTGACCCAGCGTTTGTAATATGGAGAACATGTTTCATCTTCTCTATATTAGGCATAATACCATCATTCATTAGTTTTTTAACTTTTGAATGGTCAAAATATATCAACGTTCTAGATACAATGGTATCTTTTCCATATACAAGTTCTGCAATGGGATTAAGACCAGTATTAAGTTTACTATTTGATATAATTGTATCTGTTTTTTCTATATAACTTTTATATATCATCTTCGTTAGGGTAATTAATCATTATGTCTTCTTCATCACTTGGTTCATCTAGTGATGACTCTGTGATATTTTCTTTATCTATTGCCACATTTGGGTCGTATCCAACTAAGTATAGTTCAGAGCTTTCCTCAACATTATCTCTAGTGATTCTAACTGTTATTTCATCACTTTCATAAAATCTAATGTCATTATCTAAATTCATTAGTTCACCATTGACGATAACCTTAAAATCATAAACATTATTTGTCTCAATAGTTGTTAATACCATTTCTTTATCAATTATGAACGATAATTCAGTTGTACACTCATCAAAATTCATCATTACCTTCATAACTTTATTATAATATCTGTTTGGGGTTGGTTCACAACAATCATCATTATCATCTGAAGTTTCATATATGATATTAAGTTTTTCCTTTTCATCGATTGGTATAACTTCACAATGGTCATCTTTAGTCATTACATCTATCTTGTTGGTGAAACCTTCCATAAATATAACTTTTTCATCTTCTCTTCTGTTCTTGCCTCTTCTGTTAACAATACCACTAGCATCTGAATCATGCGAAGATAAAATTAATCTTGATGGCACTCTTTCTACACTATAGTCTTCTTTGCGTATGATATAGCCTCTTACCTTTATCTTGTATGACTGAGAGTAATATTTACGGTCATCTATTGTGTATTCAGATTCGTCAGATACATCATCTAATGTCATTGACATGGGATGGTCATTTGGAGAAATATAACAGTTAATGGCATTAAATTCATAGTGCATAAGTTCATTAACTTTGTTTATAATCTCCATTTTATTTGATATTATAGAGACGGTATATATAAAATTAATCTGGGTTGGTTGCTTCATTGTATACTTATCATAAGCCTCAGTGCCATTTTCTTGTAATACTGGAACATAGAACATGGCGAAATCCTTATGACCTGGAATGTTAAAATAATTTCCTTGGCTTTCACCCTTTTGTGGATTAAGTTCACGAGTTACAGTTAGGAAGTTTATGATTGGATTTCCAGTTTCATCTTGTTTATCCCATTCTTGTATGTACTCACTTAATCTCTGAGTACTATATAACTTATAAATAGGTAATTTCTTACCATCATATACAACATCTATGTGTTTTACAACCCAGTCATACATTGTTTGGTCTATGTCACTGAATTCAATTGGTTTTGGAAATGGTGTACCATATTCCAATATCATCTTTGACATATTTCTACGTCTCTCAGTTCCATACGCATGGTGACGTAGTTTAAGCTTATCCATATATGGTTTTGGTTGTATTAACATAATCTTTATTTTTTATAATAAATATTTCTTTAACATTAATATTTATAAGAAATAAAAAGGAGAACTACGTGAGTCCTCCTTTTTTAATTTCTAGCAGTAAATCATCTGTATTTTTAATTAGTTTTTCTCCTAAGAATTCTTCGTAATTATCTTCAGTATAGTATAATAATTTAATATTATGTTCTTTGCATTTTTTTGATTTGTTTATGTCTCTTTTCCTTAATTCTATAAAACTAGAATGCCCACCAAAAAATTCTATTTCTTTAAAATGTTGTCCTCCTTGACATTCAATGGCTATATTATAATCTGGAAGATAGAAATCTAAATGTTGTTTACCAAGCCAATCTAATGTTGTTTTGTTGCAAGCATTGATATAGTTTATTTGATTATTATGTAAGAACATACATATTTTATTTTCTAGTAAACTGTTTTTACATTTAGGACAATTATCTCCCATTAAATGTCTACTAGCTTCTTGCCAGAATTCACCATGAGTAGGACATACTATACATATTTTAGCCTTACTATTAATATAGTTCACTTTTGAATAATCATATTTGTCACCATGAACTTCTTTAGCCTTTTTGATAAAAATGTCTGTATTATATTTATTTTTGCCAATTTTATATTTTTTACATTTTGGGCATCCTTGTCCACTAGTATGAGCAGATGGAATCTGCCAGAACTCACCGTGAAT